TCATACGAAGTGTATTACCACCCTTTGCAGGCATACTTTTCTTCATTGCAGGTATTTTGTGTATCATTGATGGAACCGGTACAGACAAAAGCTTATAACTAAAACTTTGTTGTACTGGCGAAGGTAAAGTAGATGTGGTTGTAATAGGCATGATTATCCCTTTACTTAAAGTTTATAAGATTTCCAATCACCAGAACGGTGACAAACTTTAAGCTGGCGAGGCTCTATACGCCCGGGTTCGCGACACCCATACGCGGTGAGCTGGCGAGACTCGATACGCCTACGAATATGTTAACAGAAAAAATTATTGGGAGAAAAGAAAAATGGCCCAGCAGTTAACCAGGCCTTACACGAAACGTAAATTATTATAATCTCTTGGTTGCCTCTTGCAAGTCTTTCCAATACTTCTTTTTTAATTCATCAGTGAGAGGAGCATTGGCAAAAGCATTAGCCTTAGATAAAGGACTATCTCCTTGTTGTGGCGAAACACTTGTTAGTGGACGAGGTTTATTAGCATTATGTTCAGCCTTTTCCCTATCGCCAGCATACTTATCTTCTTTATATATTCCCTGTCGTTTAATTGCTTTATATGCAGCAGCGTATTGACTATAAGGGTCAGGATTGTATTGGATAGAAGCCATAAGGTCAGGGTCAGCCTGTTTAAGTCTTTCTAGGTTGTCATCCGATATAACTTTTTCCCAGTCTGGAAAGTTGGCTTTGAGTCGCGCTTCAGCAGTCATTTGGTATGACTTCTTCTCGCTCTCAGCCAATTTCTTTTCTAGCCTCTTTTGATTGGCCAATATAGCCTTGACTGTTTTTACTTCAACAAGGTCATCGTCATCACCAAGGTTAATTTCATGTGCAGGCTCTTCTACTGGCTGTTGTTTTTGTTGTTCTTGTTGTTGTCTTTGAGCTTCAATGTTTCTGATGATTTGCATTGCTTCGTCATTTTTTCGTTGGAGCTCTTCATTTTTCTTTCGCATTTCAACGAAGTTTCTATCTTCAGTATTCTGTTGACGAGGCGCTTCATTTGCTTGATTAACTTGCGGTGTCTCGCTATGTCCTGATTCAACATTATCAGAAACTTGTCCGGCTTCTGGTTGCACTTGCACATTTTCTGTTGTTTCTTCTGTCATATTTTTCCTTTATTTGATGGTTTTAACTTCATCTGCCGTTAAAATAACGTTCTCTTTCTCACCGTTCAATCTTTTTGCCATGTCTAGGAGTGTTCCGTCATTAAAATCTAATACAAAGTTTAATAACTCACGCTGTTCCTTGTCTATTGTAAGCGCATTATCTGTCATATATTGGCAAGTATCTTTGGATGGAACTACCCACAAGAACTCTAAGTGGTCACCGCCTCTATGGTACTTATAGACGGCCTGATCCCACTCTGGGGTTGGGCAGGTATATCGATGAAAGAAATAATTGCGAAGTACGTTATCTAAGACCCTCTCTTTCTTGGTCAAAACAACAATAAAGAAGTCACCAAGCTTTTCATTTTTACCTTCTTCTAAGCATTCATGGATATTAGCATCATAATTCTCAAGCTGTTCACGCATTTGTTCGGTTGGGGAGTGGGTATTATTTATCTCGTCTTTTTTAAGATCTGTAGCTATTTTGCCAACGGTCTCACGTTCTGCCATTGTTCTCCTTTCAAGTCTAGATATTCTGCTTGCACCTCAATATACTATTTATAGAGATGTCATGAAACCCATAAATGAGAGGAGGGCATCATGAATAAACACTTCTTAACTGTTATGTTGTTATCTTCAGTCATGTTTTCCCAAGCTCAAGCAATGCGCTCAAGAACAAGAACCCAGGTCAAAAAAGAACGTATTGCAAGGCGAGTACAAAAATACCATTCGCAGAGAGAAGAGATGCGAGAGCGACTTAGACGTCAACGGGATGAAAGGGATGCAACAAGGTGTTGTGCGAACGTGAATGCCAGGGACGTAGTGACCGTTCTAAAGGGGGTAGTCACCCTCGGAATAACAATAGCTAAATTCATTATAGAAGTAGCGCATTAAAAAAGGGGAGCCACTAAGCTCCCCCTCACAACTTGGAGAGATATGAAAAAAGAAATAATTTTTTATTGGTAGCCCCAAGGGGAATTGAACCCACTGTTACTGCCTTGAAAAGGCAGTGTCCTAACCACTAGACGATGGGGCCATAAAAAAAGACGAGGGAAAGACGGAGATCTTTCCACTCGCCCCTGTTTAACCTAACTACCTAACACGTGACGTTAATTCCTGGTTGAGCCGTCTATCTATATTACGTTCTGTTTTAGTTTTACTTTTCCGTATATTAGGGGGAGTACCAAGTATCTTATAAGCTAAGTTTGTGGCTTTCCCTTTGATTCGCGTCATGATAGGCATATTATCTCCTAATATTTTTCAGAATTAGGGCCTTTCTTGCCCTTTAGGTCGTCTCTCATTTGACGATCTATTCCTGAAATACCATCGTTAAGACCTTCAGGACCATTTATTGGTGCTTTAGGCCACTGGCTATAAACAACACCTTGAGGCATGTTGGCGATTCCACCACCACCAAGCATCTTAGCATCTCTTTCTTCCATCGCACGCCTTTGATCTGATCCGGCGTAACTTTCATAATATTTAGGCATATTATCTCCTTGGAAACCATTCCACACAAAGTGAAACAAGGTTAACTAACCTCTAACCAAAAGAGGTCTTAAGCTTTTTCGCTTCTAAATACTCTCTTAAGCCAGCCTGTTGTTTTCTTCCAGACACTTTTAATTAATGGCTTAACGTATTCATCAATTTCTTTCTTAAATATCTTACATACAATACCTGTACCAATAGCACCTACAGCTAAACCAACTTTGCCTTTATGGCAACTTAGTTTGTTGCATGTGCTGTGGTAATGCGAGCTCATCCAGCCACGTTTAACCGGAGCTGCTTCTTGCATTGCCAACGCTGATGATGCTGTAAGTAGTGATAATCCTATAATTAAGCGTTTCATAATAAACCCTTTAGTTATGTGTTTATAAAAATCCTCTAGGCCCCGCTTGACCAGGCTTAACAGGAATCTTACTAAGTTTTGACTGTTCCGGCAACGCTCCCGCAGACATGTTGACCTGGCCGGTATCTTTACCCAGCTTACCCATGTGTTGTCTGGTTTTTTGTTCAGTCTCACTCTTAATTCCAGCAGGTCCTTTGGTTAATTCTTTTTGTTGTTGGACCATCTGGGATATTGCAACAAGCTTCTGCATGGAGTCTAAATCCATACCCTCTAATTCTTTTAATGCTTTTATTAGAGAGAGGTACCCGGCGTACTTATCTTTCTCTGCTTCAAACATATTGCCAATTGCCATCGCTTCGTTTTCAGCAACTCTACTTGCTCTTTCTAGGCCAAGGCCTCTATCTGCAATTGCTCTAGCCTGTGCAAGCTCTGCACGTGCAGCTTGTTCTTGCATTGTAGCTTGTCTCTCTTCTTCTTCAGCTTGTTGTTGAGCTTGGTTTTGAGCTTCAATTGCCTGCATAAGGTCTTTCTTATTCTGCATAGTAGATGCTTCAAGAAGGACTGAGTCAGGAACTGTAACTCCAACCTCTTTCATGTTGAGAAGCTGAGCGAACTGCATTTGTTTCTGGGTTGTTGTATTGAGCCCCTCTTCAACTGCCGCGTCATAGGTTCCAAATGCCTTATTATAGAACTGAGGAGCAGGTTCTTCTTCTATAATTCTTTTTACTTTTCCAGGAGTAAAGTTTGACTGAACAATATCAATCATTAGTTTACCCAGTAACTTTTGAGACATGTCGAGTCTATCAAACAATATTTGAAGGGTTGTTAGGCCAGCGCCTTGGCGAAGCATGGAGAGTATACCTGCCTTATCGTCGACAGCTGAGCCCAACAATTCTTCATTAACACCCGATATCTCTTGAACTTCTTGAGCTAATATTTTTGAAAGTTCAATCATCGAGGGTGGTATTGCTGGGGGAACTATTTGCTCGACGTCCGTCATTAGAGCTTCTGTTTTAAGAGCAAGCCCTCGACCCTGACCACTTAAGAAGACGTCTTTAGGGTCGACTAAAGCGTTCTCTTTATATTTCCACCCAGAATTTATTTGACTCTCTAATATATCGAGCTCTATAATTTTTCTTCTGTTATATAGGTATTGCGCGTCCCTAAGGCCCCTAACAACGCCTTGAACACGCCATGGGAAGTAAGGGATTTGAGGAGTATAATATGCAAACACAGGGACAAAAGGATACTGATCAATCCCAATGGGGTTCGGACCATTGTAAAACACCTTGCCTTGTACTAAAATTGCCACTTTAACAGTAGGAACTTCATGCTCCGTAACTGTAATTTGTGGGTATAGTTTAAGAAATTCTTTTAATGAATCTTTATCTTCACTCTTCCATTCTTGTGTCTCTCCAGTTTGGCTATCAATAAGAATTTTCTGTGTTCTGTAGTCCCTGTAATAGTATTCGTCATAGGTTAAAAGACTTTGCATGCCATAATTATAATTCTCTGGCATAAACTCAAACTTATTGTCTCTTGTACTTTGCCCGCTAAGTCCCATTATTTCGTTCTTATGGTCTGGCAGGAGAGAAGTTGCTTCTTTCTTGGTCAAAAAGGAACGTTTCCATAGCCCATTACAATCCGAAAGGTCATGTTTTCTGAAAAATGGATCTATAAGGAAACTGTTATAGCTA